ACGAAATATGGATATGATTTTGAATTAATTGGATATTCGTATGAAATTTTAGAAATTTTAGAAGTTTTAAGGAATGATATTATAAATCAAAATGAATTAGATTTAGATGACTAAAAAGAAGCGCAAAAGTACAAGAGAAAAACCTCTAAAGATTAAAATGGAGTTTGATGAAGCTATGCAAAGGCTTGTAAACGTCAATCCAGAGGAAATCAAAAAGGAGGAAGAAAAGTACGACAAGAAGAAAAAATAAAAATGAGCAAATCATTTATAAATAATCATAATCTGGGTTTGCTTTATATATAGTGACCAAAAATTAAACCAAGTAAAACAAGTGGCCCATCTTTTAGTAGTGTAAGCGCAAGGCACAGATAAATAATATAAAACAAAACAAACCCAAGCCGTTAAGTAATCTTAGCGGCTTTTTCTTTGCCCCAAAGTGGGACATTTATTCCCAAATATGGAATTAGTTGTATAAATGTACTATTTTTGTTATTTAGGAATATTTGTACAAATGGCAAACATACTTATACAAAGTTTGGATTCGTGGGCTGTTAATAGGGCTTCTCGCCTTAGTAAGCAGTTTAATATAGGGCAATTCAATCTAAAGAATCTTCAATGGAATCAAGGGAGGCCTAATTGGGTTTCACTATCAGAACCAGAACACTTCGAGCAAGCTGCAAGAACAAACCCAATTGTAAAGGCAGCAATTAATCTTTTAGCGGTGTCAGCTAGTAATGGTAAAAAGATAGCCATTGATATAGCAACTGGCGACACTATCCCATGGACCGATACCAGAACAGGAATAAAAGAAGCATACAAACTTCTCACATTAAGACCAAATCCCTTACAATCGGCAAAAGAATTTGCTTACCAAGGGATGTTTTATTTAAAGGTGTTTGGGAATAGATATGTTTATGTGAATATGCCCACAGGATTTAATAAGGAGATTGACCTATTAAATATCAGTACCTTAATGAATCTGCCTAGCCAATTTGTTAGTGTAAAGACAACTGGGAAACTTTACGACCAAACAACAATATCGGGAATCATAAAAGAATATGCTTTAAATAATGAAAAAAATGGTAGGACATTTAGGCCCGAAGAAATTCTTCATTTCAATGAGGTAAACTTCTCTAAAGAAATGGCTAGCATAATGGGTACATCAAAGTTGGAGGCTATAAGAATGCCAATAACAAATACTCAAAAAGCATTTGAGGCCATGAATACACTCTTAACCTCAAGAGGAGCGCAAGGAATTATATCCCCTAAAAATAAGGACGGAATGGGAATAAGCGTTCCTATGACCGATACTGAGAAAAAGGAAGTTGACGATACATTTAAAAAAGATTACGGATTATTAAATAATCAAAATCCATTCTTAATAAGTCCAATTTCGATGGAATATGAAAAGACTACAATGAGTTCTAGCGAACTTGGGATATATGAAGAATTTTCTAATAATGCCATTCTTATAGGTAATGAATTTGGAGTACCTCCGGAACTTATTAAGACTTATATTCAAGGTGCAACTTATGAGAATCAAATACAATCTGTAAGAAGGTTATACCAAGACACAACTATCCCAATGGTCGAAGATCAAGATAGCTATTGGTCTTATATGCTTAATTCATTTAAGTATGGATTTGAAATACAAACTTCTTGGGATCACATACCTGCATTACAGGCTGCATTCAAAGATAAAGCGGACGCTCTTAATCTAAATGGTAGGGCAGCAAACGCAGCATATAAGGAAGATGTTATTTGGAGAAATCAGTATTTGGAATTTTTAGGACTACCTCCTGTAGAAGGTAGCGATGTTTATAAAAGTGAATGGGATAAAAAACATAGACCAAATGAAAAAGAAACTGAGTAAAGAGGATATCAAAAAGCCAAAGCTCACTAAAGAGCAAATCGAAAGGATTAAGAAAATCAAAGCGAAAAAGCTAAGTGAGAAAGAAATTATTAAAAAGTAATGACATGGAATTATTTGACGAGACTAAATTTGAAACAAAAAAAGAACTTTTTAAGTTTCTACACGATAAGCAGAGTAGTTTAATTGCTCAAAAAAAGGCTAAACTAAAGCACGCTGATTCTGTTTGGTTTCAGCTTAAAGATAAGGAAGGAAATGCACTTAAAGCGAATGCTGCATTTGAGCCTGGCGATGACAGTATAAAGGTAAAAGTTGTTATAAACACAACAAACCTTTTAGATTCTCATGGTGACGTTCACATGAAGGGCATTTGGACTAAAAGCCTAAAAGAAAATAAGGCATTAATGCACCTTCAGGAACACGTAATGGCTTTTGATAAGATAATTGCTGACGGGAATGAATTAAAGGCGTACACAGAAGATTACGATTGGAATGAAATAGGATTTGATTATGATGGTAGCACTCAGGCATTAATTTTCGAGTCTACAATAAAAGAGGATGGGAAAGAGCCACGCAATAAATTTATGACTGATCAATATTCAAAAGGAAGGGTTAAAAACCACTCCGTAGGCATGCAATACGTTAAACTTTTGTTAGCGGTAAATGATGAAGAATATGGTGCAGAATATGAGGCTTGGGAAAAGTATTTTCCAGAAGTTGCGAATAAGGAAGCTGCCGAAGAAAAGGGTTATATGTGGATAGTAAAAGAAGCAAAAGTAGTTGAGGGTAGCGCAGTTCCTATTGGAAGTAATTGGGTAACACCAACTTTAGATAATAATGCAAAAAATGAGCCGATTTTAAATCACTCAGAAGAAAATAACGAGCCGGATGACTCCACTCAAAAAATAGATTATGAATACTTAACAAAAGAAATTAAAAAGATTAAAAATTTAAAAAATAATTAAAATGGATGAGAAAGCAAAAAAAGCCTTGTTAGAAGAAATAAAGGCTCTTATCACTGACAGTACTAAAGGTACTGCTTCAGAAGAAGAACTCAACACAAAAGTTGAGGCTATCAATCTTCAGCTTAAAACGCTGAACGATAAAGATGATAACCATAAGGAAGTCGCGGCACTTAAAGACAGTGTTGATAAATTAGTAATCTCAATGGGAGAAACTAATGAAGCCTTAAAAATTCAAGGTGCTGAAATGAAATCTCTCACAGAGAGTGGTAAAAAAGCCGATACTGACAAGCCTGTATCTTTCCGTAAAGCATTAGAAAATGCCTTCATGGATAAAAAAGATACTCTACTTAAAGAAAAAGATGACGACTATGGTAAGCGTCTTTCTTTAAAAGATTATTTCGACAATCACGAAGGAACACCTTCGATTACTATTAAAGCTGTTGATTTTCTTGAAAGCAATATCGTACAATCAGAGGTTGCTGATATTAGATTAACTGAGCTTGACCCGAATAGAGTTAGCAATCCTTTGGCTATTTACGAACACGCATTTGATTGGATTCCATCAAGAGGTATTACAAGACCATATATGTCTATATTGGTTGTTTATAGTTACTCTGATGGTGCTGGAACAAAAACCGAAGGGTCTGCTCCAAGTCAATCAAGTTTCTTACTTAAAACCGTACAGTTTCCTTCATTCGTGATTGGAACTTCTGGAACTTTGTCTGAGGAAACAATGGATGACCTTCCAGAAGTATTGGATGAAATTGCACTTGTTTTCCCAAGTAAAATAAAAGATAATGTCGATGGACAACTTTTAGGAACTTCTGGTGACGATTCAAGTGCGTTGGGTGGGTTATTCTCCAACTCTGTTTCTCCTGTGAAACATACTGATTTTGATACGACAACTTATGAAAACACCGTAGAAAGTGGTGGAAATATGGTTGACCTTATCGGAACAATGGTATTGCAAGTTGAAACTGCAAAATACCGTCCTAATGTTGTTATTATGAATCCTGCTGACATCAAGAAATTGGCTGAGCAAAGAGATGCAAATGACAATTCAATTAGTGATCGTAGAGTTAAATATGATGCAACTGGTAGGGCTTCTATGGTCTCCGGACTAAGAATCGTAACATCAACTTCAATTACTGCCGACACAATGGCTGTTCTTGACTTAAGTCAACTTCAAATAGGTAATCGTAGAGATATGACAATGAAGATTGGTTATAATGCGTCTGACTTAACAGAAGGACAACAAACAATTGTAATTAATGTAAGATTAGCATTTGCGTGTAGAGACGCAGTTGCGGTTTGTTATTCAGATAGCATTGCTGCTGATGTTGTAATCATTGTAAATGCAGGTTCATAATGAGAAAGATCATTTTATTGATTGCAATACTCCTATTCGGAGTGATAGGATTTGCACAGGATAAAACAGCAAACATTGAAAAAGGTGATACGTATGCAGATATGTCTTTCACTGCTGCTGATACGATAAATGAAAGTCAAACATATTATATTGAAATCACAAACTTTCAAAACTACCCTGCAATGCAAGATGTTTATGTTGCGGGAAATGCTGTTACTGGAAGTGGCGATATTGTTATAACTGTTTACGGCAAGGTATTTAGTGATGGTACTTATTCAAGTATAGGAACAACAACTTGGACAAGTGCGGGAGCGATTGGCGAGGTTATTACTATTTCAACCGCAAACAGATACAGATATTACAAAATTGAATTTGTGTCTGATGGCACAAATAAACAAGTTTTACTTACTGATGTAATATTTAAAAATTGGTTTACTGGTGGGGAGTTTTCTACTACAAGTCTTGTATTAAGTGGTACATTGTCTGTTACAGGCGAAACCACTTTAAGTGACCATTTGAATATTGAGGCTGGTGCTGATATTTTGGGCTCAACAACTTCGGACATTAATTTCGGAAGTGGGAAGTTTACCGTTGCAGGAGCAAGTGGAAACACTGTTGTTGCAGGGACATTTGGTGTAACAGGTGCTGTTGGATTAACAGCGAGTGCTACTTTAGGTGCTGGTGCTGATTTAATTGGAAGTGTGACTTCGGATATTACTATCGGAACTACTGCATTTACGGTGGCTGGTGCTACTGGCAATGTTGGAGTTGGAGGTGATCTTGCTGTTGATGGAACATCTAATTTAGATGATACCGATATTGATGGTACATTTACAATGGATGGTACTGCTTTTGATATAAATAGTACATCTACGGTTGCCATTGATAATACCAATACAACAAACGGTGTTACAATTAATACCGTTACAAGTACAGGCCCAGTTTCTATCGGTCATACTACATCCGAAACAACGGTGAATGATAATCTAACTGTAACTGGCGATGCCGATGTTGTAGTTGCTTTTACTGCTGGTTCTATTGCTTCTGACGCTGGAGTTACTGCCGTTTCTGGAATGGATTTAGGAACTTCACAAGCATTGGTTGGTACAACTGCTATGACCATTGGAAATAACGGTCAAACAGTAGATATTAATTCAAGTAGCTGGGATATTAGTACAACTGGTGACATGACAGGTATGGGTACAATTGGAAGTGGTAAAGTTAGTTCAACTGGAGGAGTAGATTTAGGTACAAGTCAATCTTTAACAGGAACAACTGCCATTACTATCGGTTCTGGTTCTACTACAACTGCAATTACAAGTTCAGCTTGGGCTGTTGATGCAAGTGGAAATATGACAAGTATGGGTACTATTGGAAGTGGGAAAATTTCCTCAACTGGTGGTATAAGTTTAACAGCTAACGTAACTCAGTTTACAGAATTGGTTACTTTAACTGCAACTGAAATTGTTGGAAGTGATGCTGGAGATATAGGTCATGCAGATGGGGCAATACTTGTTGCTGCGCCTGCTGGTGGAACTGTATTGCAGTTTGTTTCTGCTATATTAATATATGACTATGCTTCCGTCGCTTATACAGGTGGAGGAAATGATTTAGTTATAAATATAGGTTCTACAGGCGCACAATTAGCAGTAGTTAAAACAATAGCTTCATCGTTTTTATTAGGAGCTGCCGAAGATAAAATGTACACGCCTTACGTTGAATATTCAGGACAAGTTGGTTTGCCTGTTTTAGCAGGGGAGGCTTTAAGTCTTAAATCAACAGCTTGGACTCAACCCTCAACGGCTGCCGGAGTAATAAGATGCTATGTAACTTATAATGTAATCACAACTGGTTTATAATATGAAAAAATTTATATTCATATTGGCACTCGTGTTTATTATAATAGGCACAGCCACAGCACAGACAGCCGACAGAACATTATACTTAAATAGCGAAATTACTTATGGATCATTAGGTTTAACTGCTGCTGATTCCATTACAAGTAATAATGGTATTTACGTTATAAATATTCAAGGCAAACATAATGAACGGGCCACACAAGAGGTTATCGTAAAGCTAACTAAAGTAAGTGGTGACCCTGATGTTTCAATACAGCTTAAAGGATGGACTTTTGACGATCAGACTAAGGTTAATATTGGTGATGCTATCACATGGAAAGCTACAACTGCCGATACTACTTTTGTAATCTCAAATACATCTATTAACAAGTATAGGTTTTATCAAGTTTATTTTGATGCAACCGCAGCCGTTCAGGCTTCGGAGATTGATTTGTTTCAATTCAAACTATATTTAGAATAAAGATTATTAACCAATATTTTAAAATTATGTCAAAAGTAAAAGTAAAATCAGTAACTGGAAACAAAG